TCGGAATCTTTATAAGTTAGTTCGTTACCATTTGAATCTCGAGTGTATTCACGCCAATATCCATTGGAATTTTTGTAGGTTAGTTTGTTACCATTTGAATCTCGAGTGTATTCATGTGAATATCCATTGGAATCTTTGTAGGTTAAAGGACTACCTTTTGAATCGTAGGTTTGTTCATACCAATGTCCTTCGGAAGTTTTATAAAACTTATAAACAATTACACCCTCTTTATTAAAGAGTTCTAAATCCTCAGTTGTTCCTAAAATGTTTTTCATAATGCTTTTATTAATTTAATAGTTAGATTTACTATATGAATTACCCTTGAGAGCAGACTTAACAACTGAGCTCATTCCTTTTATTAAATGTGAAGCTTGAACAAATGAAGATCCCTTCTTTACCCTGGAAACATTTAGCTCCCTAATTACATAGTTAACAAATGATGATAACACAGAGTACTTATTGGAGATCAGTGCACCACCATATCCACGTTCATACAGACTAACTATGCCATCAATAACTTCCTGTGGAGCTAATGCAAACCTGAGCTTATCCTTAAACATCTTATTGGCCCTAACATCCTCCCAACTAAGCTCCTTCTCCCAAGAATATTTATTAAGGTTATCAAGGGTCTTCTCATCTGGGTTATTAACGATAGCCATTACACGATCATAAAGAGCTTTGAACTTAATATCATATTCATATAACTGGGCGGCCTTACTAATAGAGTAAGATATGGTCGAGTGATCCATGTCCAGATACCACGAAGCAAGTGCCACATGGTTGAATCCTACACACTTATAGTTATAAGATGCATTAACATCTATGTTGTTAGATGCACAGCTCGCCAGAACCTTACGTGCATCAGTAAAATCTCTCTCCCTTACCTTACTCCTTAAATCACTTTCCTCTATCCCAAATACGTAACAGACAACAAAACCTAAAGACTCTATCTGTTTTATCTCCTGCTCTGTAAACTTATCTCTTGTGTACTTCATTATTTATTCTTAATAAACTTATAAAAACCATTAACTAAATCAGGGTGATTAATCTTAACTACATCAGCTACACTGGCACCAGACTGGAAGTTAGCTCCCTCTGGAGTAGCCTTAAAATCTTTTTGCTTAAGTACCAAATCCTTAGTGTCTGGTATCAAGTTGTTCAATGCCTTCTCTGCCTTAGCTATAGCTTCACCAGATAAAGTATCTTGTTTAGGTATAGATGTGTTAGCTACTGGAGGAGGTGTGCTCACCTTAACTAGATCAGCTTTCTTACGATCTGGGTTATCAATATCATCCTCATCTGTTGCAATGTGAAAGTACTTAAGTAAAAAATATCTTTCTGCATAAGTAAGAGCAGACCCAAACCCCTTTTCCCAATCATTCTGACCATTAGCTCCAAATAGATTTTCATCCGTTTCACCAGTCTCGCAGTCAACCCATGTGAACTTCATCATAACCTTGGTAAGAATTTCAGATTTACTACCGTACTTCGTAGCATAATCTTGTCTTGTATTTTCAGCTGATATAACCTCTTGCTTTAATATCAAACCTAATTCATTCATTAATGGCTTAATGTGTTCTAGAACTTTTGATCCAGTAACATAGGCATAACCACTAGGGTTTTGTTGGCTCTTAGTATTCCTATCCTTACCTAATCCAACAACAGACTTTTGAATAGTTAATAACTTCTGATAGATGTTTTGTTTTTGCGTGTTTGTTTCCATAATTCTTATAATTATTTTTCTTGTAATTGACTGTTAATTAGCTCTACACAGTTTTCATATCTCTCAATAAACTCACGAAGAGATATCTCATCTGGCTGGTTACCTAACTCATATTTAACCGCCTTATTAACTGCGTTAGATACATTACTGTAGTACCCTAACTGGGTTTCTGTAGGTTCATTAAAATTTTTTGAATTAGGGTCTTGATTAATACTGTGTCTTATCAGTGTATACTGATTTGTGTCGGCATCTATTGAATACCTTGTCTTTAAAATTGTGAAGTTAATTCTCATTGTTCTTGTTATTTAATTAATTGGCTGTAGAGGAAGGAGTCGGACCTTCAAGCTGACCTTATTTATTCGGTTTATCAGCGTCATCGAGACGAGATGATGTGTTTGCCAGTTCCACCACTCTACAGTATGCTTGTCTTTCCAAGCTGTCAAACTGTTCCCTTAATTCTACCTGATTGCTCAGTGGAGTTCGTACCTCCATAGGCTACTTACCATAACCTCAGTTAGCGAGTGGACTCGAACCACATTCGTAGTCAGGACAGGACTCGAACCTGTATGTATTAGTTTACGAGGAATTTACTTATCGGATTTTACCTCAATGATATAACCGTTCCGTGGGTTATCTAATACTACATCTTAGCGTCTACCAATTCCGCCACCTGACTATTATTCAACAAATATATGTTTTTCAACATTGCCAAACAAATTTATTTGAAAATAAGTATACAAACCTACTTGAAGAGCTTTATACTAAAGAAATCACGCTTATCTGGTGACCTTCTCCACGTGACCTTACCACCCTCAAACTTCAACTCCTCGGCTTGCTTCATCCTAGTAGTCAAATTGTTCTTTGCCAACTGCTTAGCTTCCTCCAGAGCCTTTATTCCATCGTGAGCTGACTGATACTGCTCTAAATATTTAAAGTCGCTCTCATCGCCTATAACAGAGCCCAGAGAGGAACCAAATCTCTCCTTGTTTAAGTCCTGCTCATCCAATAATTCTAATGGGTCAGGAGTAATCTCTTCAAGCATGGCCTCGTACTCTTCTCTTTCCTTCTCAGTCTTAGCTGAGTTCATTAAGTCAAGTATCTGCTTACCTGCCTTTACAACAACAGCAAACTCTCTGGTTTTAAAGTCTATCTGCTCAGCAAGAAAACTATCATACTCTACCTCCCTTACGTGAAAATAAGTTCCGTTCACCAGTACGCAGAACACGGCCACCTTGGTGTTAGATACCATCATCTGAGCCTGCAACTGGTCCATATATCCAGCAGTTATTCCATTCGACCATAGCCTGTAGTAGCTATCCTCTGTAGTCTTTAACTCTATTGGGGTGAGCTCAGGATACAACTCACCAGTCCAAGGAGAGTAAACCTCACCATCGTGCAGTCTATCTATACTAACAAATAAGTTCTCGTAGTCATCGTTCAATAAGAAGTAGTCAGCCTTCCTTGTGTTCCTTACCTTGATACCTCTCTCAAGGTTAAACAGGAATTGATCCTCAGAGTCTGTCCAAGCCTCCCAGTTAGCTGCCACTACTGGTTCAAGTAGATGACCAGCTACAGACTTATTAGTTCTCCACTCAGAGCTATAAAGTCCTATCAGGTGATAGAACAATCTTCTCGAACATTTCCATTTATTAGAGCCAGTAATCACTGACACATCAGATGCTCCAATGCGTGTTACATCTAAGTTACCAATACCTTCTGTAGCTTTACGTTGAGCTAACCACTCTTCGTGAGAAGACCCAGTCCAATTTATTTTGTGTATGTTTCCCATATTGTTATTATATTTCTCTTTTAAGTGACTCCTGTAACTCTTCGTGTTCTACTATTATCTTACTCATAGCTGACACCTGCTCCCTTAGTTCCCAGAACCCAGTCATAGCGTGTACATACTGAGCATACATCTGATCGTATCCTGTTCTGGCCTTATCTAATGTTTTTAGTGATTTATTGAGAGACTCCCTGAGCTCCTCATCATCTGTAGTTTTAGATACAACATATAAGTCTCCATAGGAAATACCTAAGTCAAGGGAAAATCTCCGAATGTCTCATATAATGTATGAGTATTAGTATCGTAATAAATCTCAAAGTGACCAATCTTGCCAGTTCCTATAGGCTTCACTTTTTGTGTCATAATCCACATAGAGTTTTCTCTGTATGGGAAGCCTTGTCTATCGATACATCCGTAAGGACATCTCCAGAGGCCTATCATTTGAAAACCTGCTCTCCAGAAACTCTGACCACCTGCAAGCTTACTTGGATGAGGCTTAGGACTGTACTCTATACCTGTGTCCTTGTCTACTATTACATCATCTCCTGCAAGGTGAGCAACCAATATGGTGTGTAGGTTCATTTTCTTAGATGCAGAGTTAATAAAACCAAGTGTGCTCAATACATAGTCCTGTATAGCCTTACGATCATCATCTAACTCCCTATCCAATAGATTAAATGGGTCAATACATAGCACATCTACCTTCATATCGTACTCTCTTTCTGCCATATGTACTTGATTGAATATGTCCCTAACTGTAAACCTTTCGTTGCCCTTACCAGAGAATGGGTTATGCTCAAGTATAATGAAGTGCTTATCAATAAACTCAATAGCCTTCTCTATCTCATCCTTACTAATCTTGTGAGCTCCCTTGCCGTATAATCTCTTGCCAGTATACACCTGTATAAGGTTCCAAACTATCTCACTTCTTCCTCCAGTCTCAGGAGAATAGATGCACACATTTAATTTATGATTCTTAGCTAAGTGAAGTAGAGATTCAGTAACAAACACGGTCTTACCCTGACCTGGGTGACTGTAGACATATGAGGTATACCCTCTCTTAAAACTTATGTTCTCATCCCCTGTATTCCATCCACAGCTCCATCCCTTATCAAATGTAGAGTGCTGAGAGTCGATGATGTCTTGCGTAAACTCACTGGCCCTACTGTATTTTTTAATCATCCTCTAAATCCGTTACTTAGTTGTTTAATATAATTGTTACGTTCATACTCATCTTGATTAGACTTCCACTTAGAAAGCCTTAGCTCTACGTTCCAACTCTTCTGGTTCTCGAACTTCATCTTTGCTCCATCATCTTTTGCCCAGTACCTGTAGAAGTCATTAAGCATTTTAGATCCATAGGTTTGTAGGTAAGGAGACAGTGAGCCTATGAAGTCCTTTCTTCGCTCATCCTTAGTCTTAGGGATGGGTTGATCTCCTTGAAAGATTCTAACGGCATTCTCAAAACTTATAGACTGACCCTCATTAACAATGTCAAGATCAAACCTATTGACAAATGCTTTAAGTAAATCAATTTGGACATTAGTTATTTTTGCCATATTTTATAGTTTAATTAAATACATATCATAATTATTTACTTCATTGCTTATTTGTAATTCATCAACTCTTTGTAGTTTTTGTTTGAATATTTTATAATTAACATCGTGATGCCATCTATTAAACTTCCAAGTAACTTTTACTATATCGGGGTGTAATAATTGTAACGCTTCCGCAAATTCTTTTCTATTATTTGTTTCATTATAAATATCTTGATTTCCTCCATTATTTCTACCTGTACCTGTTTTATCAATCAATAACGCATTAAATAATATAGTACATAATCCACTTTTTAATACATTTATAGATAAATCAGTATCCTCATTATACTTACCTCTCCATCTAAATGGTAATTTATTATCTATCAAAATACAAGAGTAAATTCGTGTGTTTGTTTTGTATGGTGGCATTTCAACCCTATCGTGTGCAAAATTTTGATAATTAAACCCAGATAAACCTACATTATTATATCTATCTGTAAAATCTTCTAATATTCTAAAAAATTGCGAACTTCTACATTGTATTCGTTTGTTGTTATTAAGTCGCATAAACTTAAAAATATTATCATCAACTACCCAATGTTTTGTATATCCTAAAGATATTGAGTTGTCCCAAACCCAATTGCGAACAGGTATTGAGCCTTGTCTTAATTCACTAAAATTGCTAGGTAATACAAGTATTTTATTGCTATCAATTACTTTTGCATATTCTTCGTACTCCTTTGGCTCAACAACAATTTTGTAATTAATACCACAAATATCCATTGCTCTTGCAGTTAAAGGATTATTAAACCTTCCCTTACTAATAATATAAATCGGGTATTTACTTGTTTTTGTCCACATAAGCATATTCTCTTGGTTTATCTTTATCTCTTATTGGAAACCATATAGATTTTGTTTTATTAGTTACGCTAAATCCTAATAATTTAGCAAAATTTAATACATCATCATATGTTTCAAAATTAATAACTATTTTTTGGCAGGGCTCTTTGTTTACTTGCACAAATTCAGGCATATTTTTCCACTCTTGTTTCCAATCAGATTCTTGATATTGTATTTCAAATAAATTTTCCATTTTTTTTATTTTTGCCATAGTTTAATTTATTAATAGTTGCATGAATTTTTACAAATACTATTTCGTATCTTCATGATTTACAGACTTTAACATATTTAGTATATCCTTTTGGTTGTCTCCCCAATAATACTCGCACTTACCATCCTTTATAGGTGGCTCTAAAAAGTAAGACTGTCTATACTCGCATGGTGTAGCGGTAAATCTGTAACAACTGTCTTTAGCTGGGCATCCTGTACCCGTACACATTGATATATCTGCCATAATTTTATATTTTAATTGTATTGTGCATATTAAAGACTTTTCATTGTGCATTAAGTAGCACTTTTGAGTGTAATGTAGCTTATATCCAACAAAATTATATGCTTTTGTGTATTATATTACACTTTAATTCGTATTTATACCGAATTGCATATAGTTTTGTAACATTATAAGAAATGGGGCGGGCTGCAAATGAACTTGGATACCACCCAAGAGCGTTACTTGTTCGTCAACTTTCACGGATTGCGTGTAACATTCCCCACTTCTCATATTTGCGTTACGTTAAATAGGCTTATAGTAATGATCTACATTAATACCCTCTTTCTCTTCGTTCTTCATGATGAGCTGTACACCAAAGATAATAGCAGACAAGTGATCCTCGTCCTGCTCAACACCATTGTAGTAGTTAATCTCAAACTTAGCTAAGTGCCTATGAAGACTCTCTAACGCAGCCTCAGTAGGTTGGCCCTTTCTCCAGTTACCCTTATCGTAGTGATTAGCTCCATGCCTAAGTAGGTAACCATACCTCATACGTACATATGCATCAAGGTGGTTAGGTAATGACTTGTTGGTGTCGTTGTCTCTTTGACTACCAGTTTCAAATACTCTTTTATTACCATCTGTTTTAAAAATCAAATGTTCTTTTGCTTCATACCATCTACTTTCTAATTCTTGTTGGTTATCTATAGATTTGTTGGGGTTAGATTAGAAAATAAGGGCGAGAGGTAAACACTACTAAACCCACTCGCCCATTACAAACTAAGTACATGAAAAATTTACATCGGTAAATGTATGTAATGTAGTTGACACTACGAAATTTATTTACAATTTAGAATGATTCTAAGTAACGATATTTTATTTAAAACCAATACGGTATTGATATTTTTATATTATCATCCTTCTTGATATTAAAGAAGTTGAAGCCAGATCTCGAGTTACCGAAGTTTGTCTTTACCCAATTACTTGGTGGAGAAAATGCAGGGTAGTTGTAATAACTAAAATCATTGCTTGTCGCATCATCATATATGGCCTGATGACTATCGCCCTTAGATACTTCTATAAAGTTACCGTTGTATAGATTATATTGTTTACAGTAGTGATCTAACTTATCGGCTTGTATAGCATCTAATTTAGGCTTAAAACCAAACTTCATCTCACCTATATCCTTACCGTGCATCTCTACAAATGTATGTTTCCCAATTGTAAAATGATTAATAAATTTTTTAAGTGTATTTATTTTTACCTTACCATTATACCTTTCTGTTAATATTTTACTTACAGCAGACGATACGAAGTAAGAAAACAAACCAGAGTGATTATCATTTGTAATATCATTGCAAATTATTTCATCATAGTCATCAACTAAGCTATCTACTAACTTTATTTTAAACTTCAAGGCTAATTCAAAAGCTTCCTTATCATTTGTATTCTGTGGTAGTTCATGACCCTTTCTAGTTGTTTGTGCACCTAAACCATCTAGGTAATCACCAAGATCAGATATAACCAAGGTTTTTGATTTATGATAAGTCTTCACGTGTTGTATCATTAAATCTAAGCGACTTAAAACATCTTGTTCATCCCACTTTCCATCATACAAAGCATCTCCATCCTTTCCATTTACATTCATGTTTATATGAACGTCAGTATAAACTAACCTATCAAACCAATCATCATTAGATGTAGTATCATTTTTACTAACAGAAGAAACAATAGGATTTATATACTTTTGAATTATTTCATCTAGGTTCTTATCAATGTCAAATATAATTTCCTCATCTGGCGTATAGAAAACTATATTGTAAAAAGGTATGCCAGAATGGCTTATTAACTTATAACTTCTAATCTTACTTACATCTAATCCGTAGTGCTTACAATAAGATTCAATATTCATTAACTGACCATCATCACCTATTGCATTAAAACCATTATGAATCTTTTCTTTATCGTTAGAGTAGTTATTGCTTCCTGTAACAGTTTCATTCTCAATGTCTAAGTCAACTCTTCCACTCCTTATTAGCCTACTAAGTCTGTTTCTATACTTTTCAGAGTACTCTATACCTAATTCAAAACAATGCCTTCTACAAGCATCAGTAATGTTTTGCTCTTGCGAATAATACGCTAAAGCTTTTTCAGTATTAAATTCTTGCATAATCTTTTTATTTAGTTATTAAAAGTATTCATCATCGTATTCATCATTATCATCATCGTCACCATCCTCAAATCTAAACTCTACAAAAAAATCTTGTTGAGGGCCATCATTGTTTTCCCACTCAAATACTCCAGATATAGGCAGATTAAATAACATATGCATAAGGTCTCCATTAGCATTTAGATATATTAACATACTTAAATCCTCATCATCAGGGACCCTATACTTAGGAAGTTTCTTTCTTCTGTTACTCATTGAACCAAGAATCAGGTATTTTTTTATCTGCAAACTTAAAGTTATGCTTAATGCACCAGTCGGAATACGTAGTCTTAGCCCCCTTGTATAGCTTAGTAGCTGACCTTGTAAACACAAATCGTATATCTTTATCTGGGTGTTGAGCACGTATTAACAAGTGCTTCTTTCTGTCTTCAATCATAAACCTACCCTTGGTCTCTACGATGATACCATTGGGTAGTATGAAGTCTGGGGTATAGACGTGATCGCTTTGGGGGATAGTGTACTTTATTTTAGATGTTTCGTATAGGACCTTAGCTCCCCTACTCTTGATATGTAGAGCCGTGATATCCTCTAAACCAGACCTAAAGGTTTTCTTTTTGAGAACTCTCCTACTCTTTCTTATTACCTTGGCCATACTACTTTAAAAGAATCAATGTACCTACTGCCCCAATAACAATACCAGGGAACAATAGATTCACTCGCTTCTCTTTAACGTCAAACGATTGAAGGTTATTTATTTTTACATAAGGATTATAATTCTTCACTTCAACGACAGACTTCTTTCTCTTAAGGAAACCCTGTGATACCTTTTTAAATGATACACTAAGTGAGTCACGTAGGACTATAGATTTGTACAAACTATCATTCTTTAGTTCGATGTTGAGCTCAATCCACTCGTCTTTTGTTTGGTCCTTGAAGCTTGGCTTGGAATTAACTGTGTCTAACCTCACATTGGTTACTGTGTCGTACACTGTAAGGGTGTTAAATACTGTCGCTGTCGTAGAGCCACTTTTAAGAAGATCTGAGAGACTTTTGTTCTTAAGTGCTAACACCTTAGCTAAAGACTTCTTGTCTGCCTCTAAGAGCTTTATTTGAGCTGTAGTGGAACCATCCTTATTCTTGTAGTATCTGATGGTGTCTTGTAGGTCATAGAATAGCTCTAACTCTGTCTTATTAGATACGTTTTCTTTTGATAGGGAAGAAATATAAATGATTATAAAAGAGATTAATAAAGCACTTCCAATCCAATATAGCCACTGTTTCATAATATTATATATGTGTTTATTTAGAAGCTAAGATATGGAGCATTTGTTATAAAAACAAATTTAATTCGATTTATCTCGCTTTAGAACTAAGTTTTCGGTCTCCAGTTTCTTGACCTTTAAAGATAAATCAGCTTCTCTGGCTGCCATAGCCGTCAATTTAGACTTAAGATCGTCTATCTCGCTCTTCATTATAGTTATTTGATCCTGTAAGTCTTCCACTAGTGATTTGTATGCGTCTGAAATATAACTTGCTGCCTCTGCTGAGTGCTTCTTCTTTGTTGCTGAATTAGTAAACCATGCTGTTGCCGCATTGGATATTACCAATATAATAGCTTGTAACAGTATTTCAGAGCTCATAACATAATTATAGTTTATGCTACAAAAATATAAAAATAATAGAAACTATTTTACAGGAGTAAACTCTTTTGAGTAATTATATCCATCGAATAAACTTTCTACTGCCAATGGATTATTTTTATTAGACTCGTATGCCCAGTCGTTGTATCCTATCTCTTTGAACCTGTTTGCTATTAGTTCGTTATAGAAGTACATAATAGTGCGAACCCTACGTTGAATGTCTCCCCTGGTAGCATTGTGAGTGTTCTGACCAGATTGATTATTGTATATTTTTTGATCATAACCTAATGCTTTAATATGACAAAATTCTGTATTTAAAAATGAGCGTACAACCAACTCGTAGTCATCTGCTATGGCAAGCCTTCTGTTGTGACCTCCTATACTGTGATAAAATGATCGCCTCCAAGCCCTGATGTGGTTAGGAACCCCTACAATGTGACGTATAGTTTTAGGGTTAATAGGAGATGCAATGGCTACACTTACCTCTCTGCCTTTATGTAACTGAGTTTCATACTTACCGTAACTAAATGAGAAACCATCCTCATAGGTCATTGAGTTACCGTACTCATCTGTCTCTATGCAGTCAGTGTAAAAGAATCCTACCTCTGGGTGAGCAGTTGATGCCTGTATTAAGTAGTCTGTACAGTTTGCATTTAGCTCATCATCGTGGTCAAGCTCGGCCAGTATCTCACCAGAGCATAACGATGCTGCCCTGTACTTAGCCTCACCTATAACACCACCAGACTTCTTCTTAAACTCGTGGACCTTAACCCTGTAGTCTAATGCAGATATCTCGTTAAGAATGTTTCTTGTTACTGCACAGTTAGGAGAGTCGTTTACTATAACCCATTCCCAGTCATGTGACGTTTGACTATAGAGTGAATTGTATGCAATCCATAGCTTATCCTTTGTCTTGTATGCAGATGTAAAGTAGGATATGGTTGGCCTGTGTACATCTAATATAGAATTCATAGCTACATTATAAGCTATCTCTCCTAAGTTCTTGTCGCCCTTGTCTAAGTGTATCCACCTCTTTCTTAATTCTGCTGGCTTTGAGCATAAAAAATCGTAATAAATACCCTTCCTTCCTATTGTTACAATAGAGTCTGGGTCATCCTGTAGTGAGTCTACCAACCTCAAGGATGTATCCTCGTAACCTAGATGAGATGCAGAATGTAGCTCACTTAAATGCCTACCTCCCTTACAAAGAACCTTTGGGACTGAGGGGGATGAACTAGAGTTTTTTTTTACTACCTGATCTGGTCTATCAAGGTAGTTATAGTAGCATAGCTCCTTGTCTATAAACATAAAGTCTTCTGGGACCCTCTTGTATAGCTCCTCTATAAACTCACCATCACCACAGTAACCTGCTTTAAATGAAGTAAGATTCATTACCTCTGTATGAAAAGTAAACTGAGCTAAGTCTATACCTCCAACTACTGTATTCTCTGGTGAGCACAGTCTAATAGAGTCATCCTCTAACACCTGATTGTAGACGAATATATTTGAGGTCGTGTTGCCCTGTATTAAGCTCTCTAACGAACTAAAATAATCTGGGTGAACTATATTGTCATCGTCAATAAGAATGGTCCACAAGCCTTTATTTGAGCTTATAACCTTATTCATCTCAGGGTACAGGTATGAGCCCTTTTTACTATAAAATATTCTATAGCTTGCACCTACCTTAGTTAGCCATCCAAGTAGTTCTAATTCTATTTCAGCTAAACAGCTCCCATCGAATACAACAGTCCACTTAAGTCTATCGTATCCGTTAAAGGAGCTATGAATTTTTTTTAGATTGTCTGGCCTAGTACACCTAGTTATAACGTGGAATAACCCTGGCATCCCCATAAAAAATGTTATTTAATAAAAAATATATATTTTGCAAATATAGTAATATAATCGGTAATTACAAATTATTATATTTCTGAATCAACTTCAATAATCGGTTCAACCTTTATTGAAATCAATGCTTTGTAATTATTAACTACTTCTTCTGTCCATAAAGCATTAGCTATTATTTGAACTTTTGCATTTTCGTTAGTTATATCATCTAAAGGATTTATAACGTGCCTATGATAAGTTTTTGCAATTTCAACTCCATCTTTTTCAATGATGTTTGCATTACGAATTTGAATGGTGTTGTTTTCTAAAACTTCAATTACATCTATAATGTTTTTTTCTGTGATTGCCATGATTATACGAAATATGTTAGTGATAATACTATTGAACTACTGTTTGCGAAATTGGTATTGGTAACATCTGTAAGTACCCCTGCTACGCTTATTTGCTCCATCCCTATTGTTGTATCATTAACATTTGCCAATCCCATTACTGTTCCTGTATAGGTTATAACATTAAATCTCAATGTTGCTGATGTATAATTTCCTGCAGTATTAGCTATTGTAAAAGGTAACCCCGTAATAACTGCTTGACCTGCTGCTGCACCTTTATTTGATAAAGCAAAATAACCATTTACTGTAACTTGTCTACCAATTTTAGTATATGTACCTGTTTGTGCAGAGTAAGTTATACCAGCAGTAGATGCAGCAAATTTTATTCCAGGAGTCCAAGTTCCTTCCTCGTAATCATCTAAATTATTAGCACTTGCTATTGCTACTTGTGTAGCAGGAAATTGAATACCTCCAGTTGTTGCAGTTGCACCACCTATTCCTATTCCTGAACTAAACGTAGCTGCTCCTGATGTTGATATTGTTAGTCTTGCAAGATTTGCAGTACCTAAATAAAGATTTGAAGCATCAGCAGTTATATATTGATTTGATATAGAATTAAATGCTAATGATTTGCTATATGGCAATATTACATCGCCATAAAAATTACTACTTCCATCACTATTAAATGAAGCATGAGTTCTATCAACTCCATTATTATCAAGTATAAACGAAAAAGCAGAAGCGTAGCCACCTGCTGTTCTTGTTCCAATAGCTCTTAAATTAATAAGAGATAAACCACCTGCATATGTTCCATCCACACCAAATCCACTACTAAAAGAACTGCTTAATGAACCTGTTTTTGTAAAGAATGAAGAACCTGATGCACTTGTAGCTACTCCGTTATATAATCCTGCTGTAGTTTGTGTCGCTACACCTAATGCAGTTGTATTTGAAAACGTAGCCGCTCCTGAGGATGCTATCGTAAGTCTTGTAGTACCATCTACATTAAATAATAAATTAGAACTAGCAAATACATTACCAGGGTCTGCACTTATAATTAAATTACCTGTAACACTATAACCAAAAATATCTGCAGCCAAAACATTGTTTACCCAAAAACCTAAACCTGCGTAAAGTGGAGCTGAAATATTGAAACTCCTTACATCTGTTCCACTTGAGTAGTTTGCTCCTCCAAATCCACCATTAGTTCCATTATCAGTAAATAAACTATCTCCTATTGCAGTAGAACCTGTAAACTTAGGAAGAGTACCTGTTGTACCTGAACCAGTAATTGTACCAACACCCTGTGGACCTTGTACACCCTGCGTACCCTGGAAGCCTTGAGTTCCCTGGAATCCTTGCGGTCCAGTATCACCTTGTGCCCCCGTAGTACCTTGGAAACCCTGTACACCTTGGAATCCCTGCGGTCCTTGAACTCCCTGAGCTCCTGTAGCACCTTGAGCTCCTGTATCACCTTGCACCCCTTGAGGTCCAGTTGGTCCTTGGTCTCCTTGAAAACCTTGTGCACCAGTTGGTCCCTGTGGACCTATATCACCTTGGAATCCTTGCGTTCCCTGAGCTCCCTGAAAGCCTTGTGTACCTTGGAAACCCTGTGCTCCAACCCTGTGGACCTTGAGGACCCTGATCTCCAGCTGGAGCAGATAAACTAGTAACTACATATGAATAATTAGATGTACCCTCAGTATAGAATGTAACATTATGACTTGAGCTACCAGATGCTTCCCTTACATACAACCTAACAACCATCCTATCAGTAGGGTCTATAACAATACTAGGGAAGACAACATCAAATAATGTCTCAACTGGAGTAGATGCGTCTATATATCCAATAGAAGCTACATTGGTAGTTAAAGTAGAACCTATTAAAGTACCAGTTGAGTCAGCTAATTGTAACTCAGCAAATGCCTCAATACTATTACCTGAATTAGCCTTTAAAAAGTGTATATGGAATCTTTGAGTTCCAAATGGTATTAAGGGCTGACCTATCTCATCAGATATAAAGTCACTAACCAATACAGGTGTAGTTCCATTAGTTGTTGCTACAACAGTTTGCTCTGCAGCACCAGATGGTTCAATAGATAGTACCTTATAACCAGATATAGGTGAGCTCTGCGACTCATTAAAATAATAAATCAACCCAGAACTAATACCTGTTGGTCCCTGAAACCCTTGAGTACCCTGTGTTCCTTGTACGCCTTGAAAACCTTGTGGGCCTTGATCACCTTGGAACCCTTGAGGTCCTTGAACTCCTTGCACACCTTGAGGACCAACATCACCTTGGAAACCTTGGAAGCCTTGGAAACCTTGTGTACCTTGGAAGCCTTGTGGACCTACAGGACCTTGAATACCTTGAACACCTTGATCACCCTGTAAGCCTTGAGGACCTTGTACACCCTGAGTTCCTATAGGACCCTGTATACCCTGCACTCCCTGCGGACCAGTAGAACCTTGCGTGCCTTGGAATCCCTGCGTTCCTTGTGTACCTTGCACACCCTGAGCACCAGTAGACCCTTGAGGACCTTGTACGCCTATAGGACCCTGAGCACCTTGAGGACCAGCTGCTCCTTGTGGGCCTGTAATACCTTGAGGTCCAGTAATACCCTGAGGACCTTGAGTTCCTGCAGGACCCTGTGGACCAGTTAAACCCTGAGGGCCAGTGAAGCCTTGAGGTCCTTGGTTACCTTGTAGTCCCTGTGGACCCTGAAAACCTTGTGGGCCTGGGTATCCTTGAGGACCCTGTGGTCCTTGTACAGTAATTGCATTCTCTACATTAGGGATTATAAGGGATTCATCAAAATTAATCGGTTCATTGTTAACAGGAACAAGACAATTTAATTTTTTATATAAATCCTCAGTAACCGAATTTGAACCACCAAGACCCCTATCAAGTTGAAATTGTAAGGCAGTTAATACTAAGAATACACAAGTTGCTCTATCGAATAACTCGTGGTTGACATCTAATGAATAAACAGAATCATCTACATACTCATCCATCAAGTTAGCAAAATATAAGTTCCCTTGCTGTAATTTAATGATCAGATCTTCGTTAGTAATTGCCATACTATATATTATTAATATTTTTATTTATCCTATTTAACAAGCTATTACACTATTTATAGCCCCAGTAGTTGTACCAAAAGCAGCGTATCTAGTAGCTGTATCAGCTGCAGTAGAAAAGCTCACCGCATAACCATCTCCTGGTAGATTATCCCAAGGATCGTTTGTATCTGGAGTATTATAAAATTGAGTTACAGCAAAAGGATTGCTTGTTTCCGCATAAACAGTTTGTGGTGAACCAGTTAAGTTATTTAATGGGCAAGCATCTTGCCTTAAAAATTCATCATAACCATATGCACGATACTCAGTAAATGTAGGTGTACCTGCAACTAAGTCTGACTTAACTACTAATTGATTACTACTCTTTGCTGCATACGGAGCATAACTAACATCTATGTTAACGTAGTCATTAGCTTCGGCTTTTGTTATTTGCTTTAGTCCTGCAGGTATAGTATTTTTCAGAGTAAACACAGAAGTATCTACAGCATCCTGTAAATTATTAAGTGATACACATTGATTAGCTACTATTCCTGCCCAACTCATATTATTTTAATTTAGCTTTTAGTTCTCTTATCTCTTGTTGCAGTTGAGCAATCAATACCGTGTGTACGTCTAAGTACTTAACCGAGGTTACATCCTTGTCTGTCAGTTCAGGCATCAATGAATGTATTTGCTCTGCAGAGTAACCATACCTTACATCCTTACTTTTATCTGTCTTACGAGTGTATTGTATAACATCTAATTTAAGATTAGTTAATGGGTTAGTCTTTATTATGTCCTTGCCTGCTACACTCGAAGACTCAAAGAATGCAGATGCAGTTAAACTACTACTAAACGAACCAGATGTTCCTCCTAAGGCTCTACCATTCAATGTTACAGTGGTACCATCATCTGTTATAGCACTATCGCCTATTGTACTTGAAGCTGTAAACTTAGGTACAGTATTGACTGTTCCTGTTCCTATAACATTACCAGGTCCCTGAGGACCTTGCACGCCTTGAACTCCTTGAACACCTTGTGGGCCAGTGAAACCTTGAGGCCCTGTAGGTCCTTGAGCTCCGTTAGGACCTTGAGGTCCGTTAGGTCCCTGTGGTCCAGTTGGTCCAGTAGGTCCTTGAGGTCCAGTGAAACCTTGCGGCCCATTAGGTCCCTGTGAACCAGTTAATCCTTGTGGTCCTGTTGGTCCTTGTGGACCAGTCGTTCCCTGAGGACCTGTAAATCCTTGTGCTCCTGTAGAACCTTGAAAACCTTGAGTACCACGCATACCTTGAGGTCCTTGCGTGCCTTGGAATCCTTGTGATCCTTGGAAACCTCTTGGTCCTTGAAATCCTTGTGAACCAGTAGCACCCTGTGCTCCCTGTGTACCCTGTGGTCCCCTTATAGGTCCAGCATTATCCCACTCTGCTCCATCCCAAACATATCCATCTCCACTGTCTAATACAACATATAGGTCACCAACCGTATTGCCTACAGATGGAAGGTTACCAACCGACTGTACTGCACCCTTTAGTACAACACTTGTACCGTTGTTACCTTGAAAACCTTGGGGTCCTTGAACACCCTGTACTCCCTGGGGTCCTATTGGTCCCTGAAAGCCTTGATATCCTTGAGCACCCTGAGGGCCAGTGAATGCAGCAGGTATTGAAATAACAGGTCTTAAGAATGTAGGGTCTAATTACTGGCTCTAACTCCTCTGTCTCATCGACATATTCATCCATTAGTATAGCAAAGTATTGCTCACCATTTTGAATCCTATATAATAGTTCCTGTGGAGTTAACATTATATATAAGTATATTAATTATTTAAGTTAGCCTCTACCAATGCAGTACCAGCATCTAATTGTTTTTGAGCAGCTACAGGGTTAGAGTACTCAGCAAATATTTCAGCTGCTCTGATGTACTGAAGTAATGTAATTGTATTACTAGACGTTGAGTCACACCCACAAGAGTTACCTCCTCCACCACATCCACAACCACACTCAGTCTCAGATACAATCTCAGCAAATGCTAATTGTAAAAAGCAAGTAGACAACACACTGTGTGACTTAGTTATTGCGACACCTGTACTTGTTGGAGTACACGAAAGCACTATGATGAGCATCTCATCTTGAGTAAGTGTATAGGTAGCGGTTAGGTTTAAACCTAAGATAATAGTATCTATTAGTGTATTAGTACTATCATAAATAAGAAAACTTCTGTTGCTAAAAGAGTTAATAGTGTAACCCTCATCGTTTGTAGTATAATTAGATGTGTCAGTCAGCGTATATGTAGTGCAATTTGCACTTTGTGCTACTGTGAAGTTTTGGGTAGATGCAAATGTTGCCATATCTTATATCTGAATTTAGAATATTGATTTAGGCAAAGATACCAAATATAGCTTTTACTTTTTGTCAGGCTCAGAATCCTTAGCAAATATAAAGCCTACTCCTATTATAATTAAAGGACTGGCATCAACCCAGTTAGTTGATTTATATAACACAGAAAATATACCAGAGCAGACAAGTATCCACCCAACAAGAGTAGTCTTCCAGCTCTTTATCTTTACTTTGTCTATTATTGTTTTTAGGTATGCATCCATGATTTTACTTTCTAGTTGGTTTACCGTTCTGGCCATTTCTTTTACGATTTGATTTAGAGCTCTCTAAGGTGAGCTTACCATTAGACTTATGCGAAACGTCTTTACCATCGCCCTTCTTACCCATGGTCTTGTTAGCCTTGTTAAGCTCAACCCTATAGTCCTTACGTTCCTTAGTAGCAGAGTACTTCTTATCGTAAGCTATCTTCTTCTTACGCCTTTCCTCTGACATATTTAACTTGTCATAAGAAGGGTGACTACCTGCTAACTTATTTCTTTTTTTCTCTTGCATATCTATTGGATTGAACCTTAAATAAAACATCCTTACTAATTATATTATTTAATCTTAAGTCAAACATTAAATCACTAAACTTTTTATCATCCATTGACTCAGTCTCGTAATCCAATATAGTAACCTTGGAATCATTTGAGCTAGAATATAATAAATCACCATAGAACCTTGGCTTACCTTTTATGAAATCTCTTTTATCCTGAATGTCTAAAATCCTTTTCTTAGAATCAGGCTTTAAGTCACCATTCTTAATTAATTCATCTAACATATTTGATGAGGTGAGCAATGCTTCATTCTTGTCTTTACTTTTAGCAAATATCTCATCAACCTGCTCTTTAATAAACTTGTTTTGAGTATACTGCTTTCTTTCTTCTTTTTTAAGCTTATCTATAAACTCAAAGTCAATTTCTGGTGTTTTAGTAAATAACCTTCCTTTTAATCCACTTAACTTAAATAACCAATCAGCCTCTTCTCCAGGAGCAGGTAATTCTTTACTTAGGCCATCCTTATCATTAATAGCACCGTAATACATTATTCTTCCAGCCTTGTCCAACAAGGCAGTAGTAGTATTCTTTTCTGGATTGCCAATAAGAGATTCAACAAATGCTTGAGCTCTTATAGGAGATATCCCTTCAGGAAAAAAGAATGAATCTTTAGTTAACTCACCAGCTTTTTTATACATATCACCAGTGTTTTTATCGTACTCAGCCCAGTCTTCAATTTTTTCTTCATTCTTATATGTGTATTGCTTTCTATAAGCATCGTAGTTAAAACTATATTTAGCAACACCATTAATTAATGGATTCCTGGTTAATAAGTTAGCCATATTAGGATCAACTGGTAAATCATTCTTAAAAGACTCAACTATTTGATATTCATCTATATCTATTTTTTTAAAATTTTTAAGATACCCTTGTTCCATCATATTCAAGAAGCCCCTAAACGCCTGAGGTTTATATAGCCTAATCCATCTATAGGAAGATCCTTCTTTACCAAATGGATTGTATATATTAAAGTAATTAGATCTCTGGTAATCAGGTAGTGACATATATTCATCTAGCCTCTTCTTCTTTTCCTCCTCGTCACCACCAAAATCTCCTAATGAGTAGGCGAGCAGAGTAGTACCAGCTAATCCTATTTCACCTAGTAATACAGCAGCCTTAGTAGGATTATTTTTTAATGCTCTTGCAGTTGAATAAAAAGCCTGCACACCAGCATTTAAGTAGGCAAATACTTTATTCAATGGTTTAACATATGTACCCGATCTGGAAAAGTCAACCATATTCCTGGCCTGCTCAGCCGCTAACATTCTAGCCTCAAATTCCTGGTCCTTGTTTAATGGAGCACCTTTATTTTCCTTTAAGAATTGTTCTGTAATATTTTGTTTAACACGCTTATATACAGCCAATCTTGTAGCGTATTCTACGCCCTCATTAAGTTTAGCTATTGAGTCAAGAGCACTATTAGCTGCCTTGATTGACTTAGCCTTCATTAATTTAAGTATTGTACCGAAATTAGTCTCACCCTGCATATTAGTAAGAGGAGAGAATTTAATTAAGTCTGTTTCAGTTGATAGGAAATCAGAGAATATACCAGCCTCTACCGCTTCCTTAAATAAAGGACTTAGCTTATCTGACTTAATAAAGTCAATTATATCCTTAGATACTGAGGCATAATCTTTAGCTAACATGAAACTACCTAAAAAGAAATCTGGATACGCATTGGTTGCTATTATAGCTTGTGGAGCATCCATTAATATCTGATAAACAGCAAACGCAGGATTGTTTTTAGTTGTAAGTGATTTAAAAATATTATTACCCATCCATTTACTTAGCCCAGATAACTTAGCCTCACCTGATGGTGTCAATAAGTTATTTCTATCATACCATACATCAACAAAGTCTTTAGGGGCTATAATTCTCTCTCTCTTGCCGTCTGCTCTATAGAAGTAGATAGCATCCATACCTGCAGGGATATCACCATATGTAGGATTGCCAAACTTATCTTGTCCTATTGGCTGCTGGATATACATATCTAAATTCATATCCTGAATACCCTGTGGATTTAATTTAGCATCCGCTGCCTTAATTAATTCCTTAGACTCAGATAATGTAACAGGCTTTTTAATTATAGCATCAGCAAGTGACTTAGCCGCTCTGTTCTCAAATATTTTTTTATACGTACTATTAGTATATATTTCAAGAATAGCCTGGAAGTTAGTCATTACATCTGAATCACTACCACCTGTTAGGTTCTTAATAGATGTTGATAACTTAGATGCAGACTTAGAGCCAGCCTCGGAAAGCTCATTCTCGACAATATGCTGGATATACCTAGTTGGGATATAGTCATACGATAAAAGCTCATTGTACACATCCTTGGCGATCATACCATTCTTATACTGCTCATAGAGAAGTGTTTTATATGCATCGTAATAACTCTGACCCTTCTTCTCGAATTTTTTATATATGTCAGGATACTTGTTTTTAATTCTATTTAGCTCTCCTCTAGCTAGTTGAGATGTTTTGTTCTGAGAGTGCACGTATTGCCTTAGAACATAATCTCCATTTTTAACCCCCAATACATTTCTGTCGTAAAGGTATTCTTTTAAGTTATCTATCTTAACCTTTAGATCAGCCTTCTCACTATCAGATAACTTAGTATTATTCTTTAACTTATCTCTAAGTGACATAAATTCATAAAACTTATCCCTTATCCTGTTATCAATCTTTATGACACGATTAAGGTTTAAGAAAATATCGAACATATCTTTCTCAGATAATTTATCACCGACAAGCTCTAGGTTTGGGGTTATCTTTAAATCATCAAATATCTCCGCATTAAATAATCTGGTTCTTATAGACGATAATCCATTATACCCCTTTCTGTTCTTTAAGGCAGCAACAGCGATTTTTCCTGTGTACTTAAAATCCTTGAGTATCTTATCTATTACGTTTATCTGTGAGTCAACCAATCTGGTTAGTATTCTTGAGAATAACCCCTTAGATGTTTTGTCGAGCTTTTGTTTATTCCTGAACGGGGTCCTTATACTCTCTCTCAAAGCATTTTCCACATCCGCATCCGATACATCTTCAAACTCAGATATAACTTCAGGCTCTATTGCTTCACCTATAATACGAGATGCCCCAAGCAGCTTCTGTTCTTTGCCTGCATTAAGAGCTAAATACTTTTTAAACTCTTGCTCAGTAACGCCACTAAGAATGATGTTTCCATCTTTATCATTTAATGTAAACTTACAGCTACTCATAATTGATTATTATCCTTTAACTAAAATCTTTTCTAACATTAACTGCTCAAACTTACTATTAGATAAGCCTTTTATTGCTGAGCAAATATCGCCAAAAAATCCGATAGATTCAGTCTGTATCTTAATAAACTCTTGTATCTTAGTTAAAGTAAGAGCATCCTCCTTGACGCATTCTAAGGCCATCTCAGCGTACTTCTCGCCTAATGCTACTTCCATATCATACGCTTCATAAACAACGTCGTACAGAGTCTTAAATGAGCTCTCAGGCTTATCTATCTTCTCTAAGTTGGGTACACATCCCATGTCAAGCAAGTACTGCTCTAATATCTCTGCGTGTGACTTCTCATCTGAGCTCTCCTCAATAAAGAATGGGTGAGCTCTTAAGAACCCCTCATCTTGACACCAGTTAGCCATAGCCTTATATGCGTACATAGCATAAAGCTCTTGACCTATAAGATTATTTAATTTCTGTTCTATTTTACTAGATAATATTTTTTGTTTCATGACTTAGCATTTTACGTTTAGTAGTCCTTGTTCTTTTAAATCTTTTTTAATCTTATCAAAGTTATCGTTAATAACCTTAACTATTTTAGCTTCTTCTTGTATCTTATCTAATTCGGTTTCTGCTTCTGATATTTTTTGCTCAAGATCAGCTTTTCTTTTACTGCTTGCACGTTCAGCCTTTCTTTTGTTATCTTCAATTTCATCTAGTAACTCAATAGCATTTTCTACATTAGATTCATCTAGTTTAATATCTTTACTAATTGCATTATAAACAGCAAGGGATATTTCTTTTTCATTAAAGTTTTTATCTTTAAGTACTTTTGTTATTGAATCTATAGATATTCCATTATCTAATCCTATCTTTACTATTTCATTTATATCTGTAATGGCAGACATCCTAGCTTTAAATGCAGACTCAGAAAGTCCTGGATCAAATTTAGTAGATAATTCTTTACCTGAAAATAAATCAGCTAAGCCTATATTTATAAACTCATCTAAAGTTAATTTAGATATTATCTCAGATACCTTATCTTTATTTTTAAATGTGACATCAAATGTAGTAAACTTTTGTTGTATGTATTTAAATACGCCATTCATCCACGACAAGAAATTTGATCTTTGTGCTGCTGATATTATTGTTGCCCCTTTATTAGCCATTAGTTCAACCAATGCTTCTTCTAGTGCTATCTCAGTATCACCATATTTTTCAATTGCCTTCTTGTGCTCTTTTGTATTTTTAACTAATTCTAATCCCTTATTCAAGAAAGCAGTACCCTTTGGACCAGATGCCTTTGATCGTAAGAAATCAATCCATATGTGTCCAAACTCATGTATTGGTGTTTGAAGAGAAGACATCTCAGGATTCAAGTATATCTTACCATCTTTTGTTAAACCAAGTATTACTTTACCATCCGATACCTGAGTTCTTACATCTGGACTATTAATTATATTATTAAATTCTTCTTGAGTAGTTGATACACTTACACTTGGGAAAGCATACCTAAGCTTACCAATTAAAAGATTTAAATCAGATATAACATCTGCAAAAACCTTCGCACCTTTCATTGCACTATCTCCGAAAAATGCTCCACCAGTTTGCGTTGCTACATTTTCTGGAGATGGGTATTTACCTTCTTTATTAGGATCATTGGAATCACTCCTTTTAAATACTCTTGAAGCTTTAGCTTTCCATTCTGGAAATACATCTATACCGTGGGTAGGGTTTTCGATTAATGCAATTGTTTTACCCTTAGGACCAAAACCATAGTTTCCGTGATCTACCTTTATTACACCACCATTCTTTACATCTATACCAACTATACTAACAACTTCACCCTGTCTGCTTTTCAACATTGATGGCTCACCTATAGAGCTATAGATAAAATCAGATGTAAATATTTTATTCTTAGAGTTATCTGTACCACTTAGTAATGCCTTAACAACTGGCTTACTAGCAGTCTTAATACGCTTGGGTGCAAAAATTAAATTATATATAAATGTTTTATTTGGTAAAGATAACGTAGACCCCGAATTGCCTTTAGCTCTTTTATTAGAGTCTGAAACTATTTCTTTAAAGAACTGACCTAGGTCGGTTATTTTATTGTCTTTTATGAACTTTAATGTACTGTTAAGTAATCCTAATTCTTTTAAAACAGCTTGAGATAATTTTCCTTTACCAAATTCGTTTAATTTATTTGTAATAGCATCTGATTTGCTTTGTAAAGTTTCAGTAAACACATTCATTGCGTCTATCCTGTTTTGCTTAGGAAGACCCTCTATTGTCGGAAGCACCCATCTAAATACAGCTTCATTAGAATTAACTGCTTCATTACCCATTCTCATAATAGCCATTGGCACATGACCATCAGGAAGTCTTCCTTCAGACCATAGTCTATCGAATAGTTCCTTGTTTGAATTATATAGTTTTACAGCATTATCGTATTGTTCTTTAGCACCTTTTTTGTCTACACCAGCCCACGCAGCATTTTTATTCTTACCTAACACATTAAATAATAAACCACCTTCAACATCCATCGGTTTACCAGTTGAATCTTTTATCTTTCCAGCTGATAATATATCTGACATACCAGTTATCATAGGTATACCGTTAAAGAACTGTATAGGCTTTAGTAATGCATCACCTACCTTTTTAGCAATTTTAACTAATGAATTGGATTCGGATACTGGGTCTACCTTTAATCCCTTTTGTGAAACTTCTGGCTCAGTGAAGTTAAGTTCAACTTCAGGCATTGCATTCATTTCTTTTTCAATAGACTCTACATCCGATGTAAGTGGTTCTTCTACTTCATCTGATAATCTAAATCTAGGTTCTCCATCTGGTGTACCAAGTAAAGCGTATAGCTTTGCTACTTCAGCATCAGCTTTTGCTTCTTTTAACCGAGGAGTAATGAGCTTATCGTACTTATCGTAGATTTTATCAAACTTCTTTAAGTCTTTAGCATCTGTAATCTTAGCTCTATCTACCTTACCATCTGTTAAATATTGGTCTGCATTAGGTATTGCAGCTTTTAGTTCAACTTGTTCGGCCGCTCTTAGTTGTTCTACTTTTTGTGCAGGGGTTTGTTCTTGGGTAATGGTTTTTAATTTATTATCAAGCCATGACCGTAATAAATTTCTTCCCGAAGTACTAAAACTATTGTTTTTTATTAAAGAAGGAATATCATATCCCATTTTAGAAGCTTCGTCTAAAAGTCTTGAAGCATACCCTTGCTTTTTAACATCTTCTCTTGTAGATATCTTGAAAGCTCCTTTAGGAGAATCTCCTGAAGGGGCATCTAATATAGACATAGTTGCAGCAATTTTACCTTCTGCATCATACGTATTTATTATTGTTGCCTTACCTTCTGATGTATCAACCATGTCATATGTAAAACCATTAGGTTCATAACTTTTAGGTTGACCGATTGATTCTGAAGAAAAAACAGGCTCCATATACCACTTTACACTTCTTGCTTTTTGTAAATCATCAATAGCTGTTTTTATTTTTTCTTCTGCCTTGACACCTTCTTCGGTAACGACTTTAGCTTCTGGTTGGGGTTTTCCTTGCTCCACTTCTTCGCCAACTGGGGCTTCTGTGAGTACAGGTACTTGACCTGCTGCTTCGACTTGAACGGCATCTATTTTTGGTTTAGGGGTTTCTAATTCGGCTAGTTCTGCATCATAATCTCTTTCTTCAACAACCTCTGCTTTTCTTATTTTACTACCAGATAAACTTTCGAATAGCTCATTATCAGATAATCCACTCCTGCCAATTGGAGCTATAGACCATGACCACAAACCATTAGTATCTCTTTTTGCTTTGCCAAACTTTACAGAACCATCAGATTGTTTTATATAAATAAAAATTTCATTTTTACCTTCAATATCTTCTAATTGAATAGGACCTCTAGTAGTAAGTTCTACAAACTTTCTATCAGAACCATTATATAAAACTTTTTTACCTAGTTGTTTTTTATCCTCTTCAATTCTTTTTTCTATATCAGCCTTTTTAGATTCTATCTCAGCCTCTTCAGTTGGTTGAGCTACTTCTACTTCAGGAGCAGGAACTAAGTTCTCAAGCCTTGTATTTAAGTCGTTGATTTTAAGTTGGTATTCAGCAGAGTCACCTGTTTCGTTAAACTCCTTTTCTGCTGCACGAATCTCTTCTACTAACTGCTCTTCGGTGTCAAATGTTGGCTTGGCAAGTGTTTTAATTTCTTGTGCCTTTTCTTTTGGAACAGATTGTGTTTCTAATTCATATTGTTGCTTAGATATTTCTTCTAACTCTCCATCTTCTCCTAATTGCTTATAATACAAATCTTTTTCGGGGTCTTTTGAATATTTGAATTTTTCATCTGCCGTAGCTTCAACAATATTATCATTCAAGCTTTGTTTCTTAGCTTCAAGAATATCTAACTCTTGTTGTGCTTGAGGCACTAAAGACTCGTCAGAAACACTCATTTGTTCTTGCTTAACCTTTATTTCTTCAGCAACCCTGTCCCTATCTACAATAGACTGTATGGCTTCCTTACGTTTTTTAGCACCTATATCGAAAGGTATAGACTCGGTAGCCTTAACATATTTATTTAGATTTTTAATTATTTCATCATATCTATCTACATCTAAAGAACCTTCATTATATCTTGTTATTAAATCTTGTTCAATTTCTCGTGCTACCGCTACAACATTATTTAAATTTGTAGCCGAAGAAACTCTTTCTGCTACCATATCATCAACCGACTTAATACCTCTGATAGCACTTCCTGTAATACCACCTAATACTGCACCCCCTCCAAATTCATTTAATCTGTTCTTCCAAAAGTCTTCTATAACTTCTTCTTCATTAAATATATTTTTGTCAGTAAGTAAATTAGTAGCCATTTTAGCTAAGTCTGTTCCAACTCCTGTTATAACCTCTGTACCACCTTCTACACCTGCTGATGTTAATCCCTTAAGACCAACTGACTTAAATTTATTTAATCCCTTTTTAGCTATTCGACTTGCAGTTTCTTCAATAACATCCGCAGTAATCTTTCCTGTTGCTTTTGTTGCAAGTTCTTGAACTGTTTCTTTTAGAATAGCTTGCTTTACTTTTTTAGCAACAGGATTACTTTTGGTCATAAAACCTAATGAGTATTTATCAGCTACACTACTAATAGTACTATAGGCAACCCCAAATAATTCTCTTGCGTTATTCAACGAAGCAGGGTCATCTGTCGTTCTATTTCCAATCGCTTTATCAAATTCTTTTAATCCTTGATTATAATTCTGTGCTAAGTAAGATGCACCAGCTGTTGGTATTGCAAGACCTAAGTCACCTGCAAATCTTGAAATCATCAATGGAAGTGCCTTAGCGTTTTCTTTTGTAAATACGCCCTTTGTTAAGTCAAAACCTTGTTGAATTTTTTCTTCGTATTGTTTTGAAGATGAACCTGAACGTAGTTTTTCAACTACTTGTTCCGCCTTGCTACCAAGAACATCGGCAGTTGCTGCTAATACTGGGCTTCCGTATGGGTTTGATTTAGCAACAAGTCTTGCAAAACCACCTATAAAATCTGAGCCTGCACCTATATTAGTATCTACTTGGGCTTGGAAAGGCTTTGAGCCAATCGGTAAAGGCTCTGAACCAATCTGAGAATCGACTTGAAAATCGTCTTTTTTTTTTACTCCAAATTTATTTTTGAAATCACTAGCATAAGACATTACATCATCATTTGAAGCACCACCTTCAAGCATCTTTTTAATGTTGCTGTCAAGTTGAGTTTTCCTACTATTATCTAATGTCAGTGGATCCTGTTGCATAGTTTATTATTTAAAAATTGGGTTTCCGTCTTTATCTAATCCAGCGTAAGTTCCTTTTATTTTAGTGGGAGATGATTTAGGTATATTAACCTTTATCTGCTCTCCAGCAAGCTTACCACCTTTAATACCCAATTTACTGTCAGATATATTTTCTCCTGTGTATGTATTTAGTATCCTATTAAGTTTAATAACACCTTCACCTCTAGATGCTTCAATTGTTTGTTCTAATCTTGGCAAAGGATTTCCTTTAGCATCAATACCTTGTGGTATAGTTATTTTTAATAAATTATAACCACCCTTTGACTTTGCTGTAGGATATGATTTATATCTTTCTATAGTAGTTCCCTCAGGTAATGCAGCCTTTATTTTATTTATAGAATCCTTATCATTTTGAAGTGCTCCAGTAATTACTTGTTGTCTATAAGTATACTTATCTTGATCTGCACCGCCTTCTTTAGGTTCCTTAAGGTCCAATGGTTCTCCAACATAATCAAAGCTATGCTTAGTCTTGTACTTATCCATTATGTAATTGGTAAGCTCTTGATCAGTTGGTTGTTTACCTAACTCTCTTGAATAAAGATTACTAATAGCTCTTATAGCCTCTGGTGAGCTTGTGAATCTCTGTATTAAATTATTTTGAATAAAATCTTGACCAATTCTTTTAACTTTTAATCTTTGACCTTTTTCACGTATCTCTCCAGCAAATTTAGCGTTCTCTTTACCTAAGTCATAGGTATCATCTATAATAGTATCTATCAATCCAAAGTTAGGGAGCCTTTGATAATTCATTATATCAACATTAGCAAAAGAACCAAGCTTACTTAATGGAGTTTTATTAATATAATCTAAGTCTTGAATTACTTTAGGATCATAATCCCACGGATTTTGTGCAACTTTTGATGCTATATCGTATCTTTTTTTCTCTACTTCTTTTGAATTTATGGCCGCATCGTTTATTGTATTCATTCTATTCCTTAACTCAGCCCTAAATAATGGCTTCTCGGAATCCTTTAAAGATCCAGATTTTGAATAGAAGTCTTTTACTTCATTATATGCTTTTGTAATTTCTTCAACATCAATATTTCTAATACCTCCAAGCTTAGCACTAGCCATTATGTCTGCTAAATCCTCATCAAACTTAGCTGCTGCTCTTTCCGATCTTTCTTTTTCTTTTTCTGCACTAAGGAATTCTCTTTGTGCTTGAGCTGCTTGTGCTCTTTGTTGTTGAGCTATCTGTCTAGCATAAGCATTCATAATGCCGCTAGTGTCAGCTATTTGAGCCGCACCTACACCTATACCTGTTCTAATTGCCATTTTTTAAATTTACAAATTATAAGGATTTTCAGAACTTGCTGGGAATGATTTTGGAGTAAATTTTCCAATTTGTCTTGGAATAAATGGAAGACCTGGTAACATACCAGAACCGAATCCACCTGATTGACTTCCACCTAATCTAGTTCCAAATTGACCAACAGATGGATTTGTACCAAAGCTACCAGTATAAGCACCTGCATCAACATTAGGAGAAACTGAAGAAGTTCCTTTACCAGCCATTCCCATTAACCCTGCAGTTCCAATATCACTTAATCCACCAAATATATTTTGAGTACCTGCACCAATTCTAGCATTAGCTTCGTTTACTTTATCGAAGTACCTGTTCTGTGCGTATTGTTGTTGGGCGAGCTGTTGTCCTGCCATCTCACGTCTTGCACCCATAGCTTGTAAGATATTCTGTCTCTTAGCTGCTGCATTAGATACATCTAATCCCATTGTTGCATCGTTCTGTGCTCTAACTAATCCTGCTACACCTGCTGCAGGGTTTGCTGACCTAGATAAGGCTCTTACACCTGTACCTACGTTTCTACTTATGCTTTGTTGAGCTTGGTTATATTGTTGAGATCCAAGACCAGATTTTGCCATCTGCTCAGATTCAGCTAAGTTTCTACCAAATCCCTTTGGAATTTTATATCCAGGGTCAATGGTTTTCTTAAGCATTTTTTTTCCTTTTGCTTGCTGGTAAACACCTGCACCAGCTTTCAATAAACCTGCTCCAGCAGCTATAGCTAAACCTATTGGTAATGGCATAATATTATATTTTTATTATTACTTGTTTACAAATTTACCTAAAATTAAGTAATTATTTTAATTCCATAGAATTCGATGTAATTAAAATTAAGGAATTATTTTATCTTACATTAATTATACTCGGTACACTCTTTACAGACATAAACATTAACTTAAGGTTGTCTGGGTCTTGAGCATAAAAATCAACTGTAATGTAATTACCTTTAAGTAAATTACCAAACGACAAACCTCCATCGCTAGATGTATCTCTAAGGAACCTTGCTAAATAAATACCATCCTTGCTATATATGTTTATTGATGTAACTCCATCATTTAGAGTGTGTTGTAAAAACGATAAAGAATCAAGATTAGATATTTGTCCAAGGGATGTAGTTACTCCTCCAACGTCTGTTATCATTAATGTACCTGAGTTCATGTTTATAGATTGGAACATCTTTTGTACAGATGGAGCTTCGTTAAAAACTGATTTTATGTATGGATAGTATTGGTTACCATATATATATCCTCTATTAGGGTCTAATGGATTGTGTAGGTAAGTTATACCGTTTTTATATGTATATAGGTTTGTGAATAGCGAGCACCCAGTGTCAGGTACAAATGTGTAAAACGATGTCCACTTATTTAATTCCTGAGAAAAAGATATAGTACTTCTTTGCTTGTTATTTGTATTAACTACATTATTAGTTACGGCCATCAATTGAATAACACAATTAGCATTTGAGTAGACCCTTAATTTTAAATCTCCTGCAGCCACGAGAGTTGCTGACTTTAATCCAGGAGTAGTTACATTAGCTGATATAGAGCTACCAATACTTACATTTAAGTAGCCACCAGATATCGATATAATATCGTAATAAATAATATACGTAACGCCAGATATAAATGAAATATCTTTTGCTTCTATGTATCCAGCATTACATATTTCATGAGTAGCTATATCACCAGAGCTAGTCCATCCAGTAGACCTACCAATTTCTGTTAGACTTATAGTTTTAGGTATCCCCTGTATTGCTTGTACTGACATATTCTTATATATTTATTATATTAACAAGGTATTACACCACTTATAGCTCCAGTGGTCGTACCAAAAGCAGCATATCTAACGGCTGTGTTAGCTGCAGTAGAAAAACTTACTGCGTAACCATCACCTGGAAGATTAGGCCACGGTGTTGTTAGTCCGATATCATTATAAAACTGAGTTACGGCAAGTGGGTTATTAGTTCCTGCGTAAACGGTTTGTGGCGATCCAGTTAAATTGTTTGCTATACACGCATCTTGTCTTAAGCCATTCTCATCATATCCATACGCTCTGTATTCAGTAGGTATTGGAGTTGGAGGTTCTGGAGGTGTTCCAGTTTCCGTTGTAGCAGAGAACACAGCACTTCTGTTACCTATTGTTAATGTAGTTGTTGTTTCTGTATTTAAAGAACCACTAGTAAACACTCTTACCTCTACTTGTTCACCAGGGTAGTAGTAACCTGAACTACTTGTCCAAGCACCTCCGTTGATTCTATACTGACCACCAGCAGATATCGATATAGCAACTGGAGCAGTGTTACCAAGGTTACCTATAATGTTAGATGGATCAGAGTAAGAGCTCAATGCTTGATTTACTACAAACCCAAGAATAAAACTAAATAAATCTATGTTGCCTTGTGATACATTGATACATACATTTTTAGTAACTGATGCACCACCTCCTGTTGGAGTAAAGCTAAATGAAAATGTATCTGATCCAGTTGTTCCAATATTACCTGTATAGTCAACACTACCAGTTGCAGTTATTGCAGATAATGTACCATTAGAAGGTGAGCCCACTATTGCAAGTGTTGCATTATTGACAGTGTATGGTTCATTGAACTCCCAGTTAGTATCATTAAATGCTAATTGATTAATAAATCCAGCAGTAGACTCGGTTGTTACTATGTACTCTTTATTATAAATGTTGTAATACCCAATGATTTTAACATTATTATCAGATGCGTTTTTTAATGTATTCTTAAAATACTTACTCATCTTAGCAGATATGGGCCTTATTCCGTTATATGATATCTGAACAGGTTCACTTCTATTTGGGTCTACAAAGTACATAGTACCACTGTATTCGGTAAATGATTCTACAGCGTTACCTATACCCATATTACCAGAATCACTATACCTTATTTTATTGAGCAGCCTTGTAGATGTTGCTACGTTTTCCTGAGCCACCTGGTCCTCTATGATGGATACGTTAATTGGAATATAGCCAACCTTTGTTTCTTGTATACAAACCAAAGTATTATCACGCTGGAATAATTTTTTAATACCACCGTACCTTGAATCAAAAGAAACTTTATTCTCTGGATAAAATCTATTAAGTAAATTTATTCTTGAATCTGCTACTAATTCATATGAATACCTTATATCGGCCATGAATTTCTTATTCTCTGGAGTATCAAAATAACTCCTGGCTCTTCCGTATTCAGTAAATTTACTATCGTAGAAATCACTAAAGTT